GAACACCAAATAGTCGGGATAACTACAGTTGAGCCGTTGGTACCGTATACACCGATAATCAGATTCTTTCCCTGCACAAGTCTTGCTGACGGAATAGTCACGCAGTTGTTTACGATTGTTGCCTGTACTTCAGTACCGTTGCTCTTGATTACGCATCCTTTGCCAAGTCCGTCCCATGCGCTGTCGAAATCAAACTCGCATTTAAGACCGACTCTACCGACAGTAAGAGTAACACCGTGAACCAGATAAGCATCTGCCTGAGAAACTCTGACTTGCAGTTCATCGTATTGAAAAGCCATTTCATTTTACCTATACAATACCGTTGGTATTGCCCTGTTCGTTAATCTTTCTCTGTAATGCAGAGTATCCGCCACCGCCCTTGATATCCATCTTAGGCTGGTTCTGATCCACGACAGCTCCACTCGGAGGGCCTTGCGGAGGAGTAGTTCCTGGCGTTGGTTCTCCACCAATCGGAGGCATCATTCCCATCATCATCTGCTGCTGTTGCTGTCTCTGTTTCAGTTCAGCAATCAGTCCCATACGTTCAGGAACGTAGTCATCGGGCAGTCTTTCAAGGAACTGTACAGAATCGATATGGCCGTTCATCAGCAGGTTCTCAAGGGTCTGAATACTTGCAATCTCAGAGTAGTAAGTAGAAGCGCCTGTATCGAGCTTGATAATAACGGGATGCATCTTAAGCAGAGAGAAATCAAACAGTTCAGGAACCTCTTCTTTCATCTCAACCTGTGCATTCGGATCGTTCATCTGAACAAACAGGACTGCATCACGTTCACGCTGGGTAATCGGTCTGTCAGCATATCTAAGTCCGTAATACTCGCCCATGAATTCAAAGTAGATTCGGGCAAGGTCTTCAGCACTTTCATAAAGAGCATGCTTGGTAAGTTCGGAAGGAGTAGAAGCAGCTCTCTGAAGAGCAATGATAGCTGATGTATTATCGGGTCGTGTATCGCCAAGAGCAACGCTCGTAGCACCACAGCTTTCCTCTGTCTGCTGTTTGCACTGAAGGATATATTCACTTACCTGTGGGGAGATAGAAGCACCTTCAAGTACCTTGATGGCATCAGTGACATTTCCGTTTACTCCATATGCAGCACCGACTCTGTTGTCGAGCTTTGTGATTCTTGTTTTGTCGTATACTTTGCTCGGGAATGCAAGGTGCATAATGCTGACCATGCTCATTGCCCATGCTTTATTGATAAAAATCTGATTGTTGATCAGAGGAGTAATCATGCTCTGTCCATGATAGCTGTCAGCAACGGCATCCCATGACATCCAAGTAATCGGATACAGCTTGATTCCCAAAGACTTAGCAGGTTCAATCTCCGTATCACGGCAGAATGTATACACATTCACTTCACCCGTGTTGTCATCCTTCCAAAACATATAAAACACAGAAGTGATATCATCTACATGCTTGGCAGAATCAACGTGATACTCGTTATCCTCTCCAGCCTCAATGATTCGCCAGTTCGGATTGCCGGCATTACGGCACATAATCCTTGCTTCTCTGACCGGAAGTCTCTTCTCAATGGCTATCCACGGCTGACTCTGTACTCGTCTGTCAGCAGGGTTGCCAAAGAAGACTCGGGTATTCTCTACGATCTCCGTAACGACCTGTCCACGAGCTTCCTGACCAGTCTCAGCCTCTGCATCCCAGTAGGTATACAGACAGGCATCACCATCAACAGCAGCATTTCTTGCATACTCTCTAATCAGCGCAGATACTTTGTTTCTCTCAAAGATTGCTTCAATCTCATCATTGACTACCTTCATTGCCTGCTTGTAGTCAGAGGTTCCGACCGTGTTAGCCAGTGTAGAAGCAGTAACTTTGATGTTGTCTGTTGTGATTGTTGCTATTGTGAAAAGGCATACACGTTTAAGAATGTTGATCTGTGGTGTTGGAAGCCCATTTGCTTCAACGCCTTCCCACTGTTTGCCTATGAAGAAGTTCTCATTAACCTTTACAGTCTCTGAAAGATTAATTGTTGTATTGTAATCAATGGCTTTCATGACCATCTGATAGCAGGTTTTGTAGTTCGGCTTTGCATGACCGTTGAACAAGCCGATAAGAGCTTCGTCTTCGCTTACTTCGGTCTCATCGTCCTCTTCTTCGACAACCTGGTCTTCCTCAAAGTCATCTTCCTCGTTGGCGAACATATTCTTTTTTGTGTACATATCCATTTCGATAGCCATTATTTATCTCCCATACGGATTGTAGTTGAGGATTTTGTCTTTCCACTCGTCCATAATCCGTTCTGACATCTTTTCCATTTCGCTTCTTGTCTTGTCTTCCAGTGACTGTTCGTCAAAGACAGGATTTTCCTTGAAATCTTTGAAATCACTTTGAAGATTGCCTACAGTATCTGCAACATTAAACAGCAAATCATAAATATTATCGATTTCTCTTCTTGTTTTATTGAATCTGAATTCCATCCAGACAATATCAGCAACAAAAATCAAATCAATTATCAGAACTATTAGCAGAATTATCATCTTCAATACCTCTCAAAGTAACAGTCATCATCTTGGGCTTCTTTTCAGGAGCCTTGTCACCGTAAGCTCCGTTCTCAGGCTGACTCAGAAGCAACTTGCAAGCTGTTGCAGTTCTCGGATCAGCAAGACTCATGTTTTCCAGATACTGGGAACGTCTTCTTTTTGCATAAGTAAACCATTTTGCAAAGCAGGGTTTCTCAAGCATCTCTTCGTACTCTTCATCAGAAATATCCAAGTAGATCAGAAGACCGCTCAGACCGGGAAACTGTCCTTTCTTCTTCTCCATGATTGAATGATAAACCTTGATGGCATACTCGATGCCATATTCCGTAAGTACGAATTCATGCTTTTCTCCAATGTTCATTTCATCCCATAGAGAATATCTTGATTTCTCATCGCAATTGTCCCAAAACAATTTCTTGTCTTTGTCTGCTGTGTTTCTCCAAAACTCAATAAGGGTAGCTTCGTCCATATGTCTCCTTAAAAATTCATGTATTGTTCGCTGGGATCACCACCAGCAATGTAATTATCAAATTCCTCTTTCTCTTCCTCGAAGAATGGGTCTTTTATTTTCTCCTCAACAGGCCGCTCTGTTATGATTTGTCTGCTGATACAGAAATATCTAAGAGCATCTATTGTGTGTGTCAGGTCATGCGGGTCTTTGGCACAGTCGTTCGGGTTGATCTCATCATGCTGTATAGCCTGTATATCCTCAAGAACCTGTCCAACATTATCAAAAAACATAAGAGCAGGTAATTCTTTAGGTGCATGACTCTTACCGCCAAGCTTCTTGATTACATACTCATCAGTTAAAGGAATCGGTTCAAGCAAAGACCGCATAACAAGATGTCCCTGTACACGGTTGTTATCAGCTTTGACTACCGGCAGACCGTTCATCTGCATGATTTCCTGTGAACTGTGACCTGTCTCTCTCTGTCTTGCCCACATATCAGGTGGTGCATAGGTACAGGTGATATCCTCTTTCTGCAAGGTGTTCTCAATAGCCATCCTTGCAGCATCCTGTACGTTCAGATTGTCTTTCTCAAAAGACCTGTATACCCATGTTCGTCCGTCAGTATCAACCGCATACCAAAACATGACAAACATATCAAGACCATAGTCCAGACTTCTGTATCTTTTCCAAAAGTCCGGTATATTAAAGGCTTTCCTGACATTCTTCCGTTCATCGAAGTTGTCAAAGTACTGACCTGACATGACATCCCAGTCACCATATCTCAGCGCATCACTATTGGACATTTTGGAAATGTCTTCCAAGTAATCGGGATTGTCTTTTAATGCTTCTGTGTTGTCTTCTGCTTTTGCAAAGATGAATGCGTAATCCTTCGGGTTCTCGCTCTTCTCAGGATGTTCATCATCCGTCTTGAATTTTCGGTCTATGAAAAGCCGTTTTACCCAAAAATGTCCTACACCACCAGGGTTACAGGTAAGAAGCATTCGCTTCGGGAAACCTTTACCAACATTTCCTCGCAGACAGCCTGCAAGGTGACGGAACATTCGCTCGGTAAACTGTGTTGCCTCGTCTATGATGATAACGTCATATTCCTGACCTTGATACTTAGTCTCTGACTCAAGACCGCTCCAGTTACCGTACTGGATCGTTGAGCCGTTATAGAACGTCATCTGATGCGTTGAGCCGTTATAGCTGAACACGGTAGGTGGCAGCAGCTTCATGTTCGGCTCAATCTGGTTCTGTCGTATGTCATCAAAGGTGGCACGGACAAACAGAATGCGAATGCCTGGATAGTAGTACAGGCAGTATAAATCCGCTAAGACTCTTGCAAGATGTGATTTTCCACCGAACTTAGCTAAGCACCGCCATAACAAACAAATTTAGTCTTTTTTATTTCATTAAAAGCTATTGCTTGCTTAGGACTTAACGTACCGAAATCGAGATTAATATCCTCATCGGTTTTTGCTACTTTCCTTTTGGCGATACCGGCCTCACCTCTTTTTTTCTCCTAATACTCAGAAAATCTGAGTTTTCATGAAATAAAAATAGCTGTCACTCATGGCAACAGCTTATTGCCACATTGGGCATACAAACATAAAAACACAAAATTTCATTTTTTATTTTTTCAGAGCAAGGAAAAACAAAAGCGTAGCCCCCTTGTTTTCCCCTACCCCTCTACACTGAAAAGATAGCTAGGCACACTATCTTTGGGTCGCAGGCTTACTCTCAAGTCCGAGGGTGCTGTGTTACACCCCAGCCGCATTAGACTCTTCAAAAGGAGGCATCAATAAGAAAACACATCAATCCTACTGAGCGGAAACCTTGCCCTGTACAAGAGTTTCTATATGCATATTATCAGTTATTAGGCTGTTTGTCAAGACTACCTTGCAAGGAATTGCTCAAGAGTTAGTGTTTTTCAAAAAAAGCTTCTCTCAAATGTTTGTGAGATATTATATATATATAAATAAAAACAGACCCCACCCTTTTTCCGCTACCCCCGGGGTTGATGATCTAACCGGAATACTACTGATCCTGTAGTCGGCTACGCCACGGGCCGAGGACGTTGATTGCCCTACCCTACCTTAGGTCAAGGTCTAAGGTTGACATTCCTATTGGTTAAGGTCAA